TATTAAAAATAAAACTACCAGCGGCTTGAGTATAATAGCAAGCAAAAGCTGAATTCTGTGTATTATTAATATTTACAGAAGTATTTATAGCATAATTTGCAGAGGAAAAATCAGTGGCAATAGTGATCGTAAAATTTCCTACTCCGCTGTCAGTAATAGAGGTAATATTGTAACTCGCTTGCAATGTAGGTGTACCACCTGATGTTGTAATAAATCCCCAACATTTAGATGCACTTGGATGAAACTGTTGAACAGAAGGTGTGATTGCGGTAGTAGTGCTTGTTCCCGTTTCCTGATCAGATTGTGAGGCAGCAGTAACAGTTATTGTTCCAGTGGTAGTAATAGTTCCGCCAGTTGCAAGACCTGATGTTGCAACGCTCGTCACAGTTCCGCTGCCCGCAGGAGTTGCCCAAGTGCCATCACCACGCCAGAAGGTTGTATTAGACGCACTGGTACCAGAATTTAAATTAGTAACTGGCAAATTTCCTGTAACGCCGTTTGCCAAGTTTACTTGTGCCCAAGCAGGATTATTTGAAGTTCCTGTATTTGATAAATATCTTGTCGCATTCGTATCCTTTGTTAAAGCTGAAAATGTATTAGACGCACTTCCATAAATCAAATCACCTTGAGCCAACGAAGATAACCCTGTTCCTCCATTTACCACAGCAATTGTTGTGCCATTCCAAACACCAGTAGTGATTGTTCCTAAGGTTGTAATAGATGACTGACCTACATAACTTGCAGAAATGTCAATTATTGGCGTTGTACCACCTGTACTTGTTATTCTATTTAAAGTACCTGATACACTTAATACACCAGTTAAAGATGTTTCAATAGTTGCCCAAACTACCCCATCTGTAGTGGCCTCAAATACATTGGTTTGGCTGTTAAACCTCATAGTACCAGCACCGCCAGATCTTGCTGCCGTATTACCTGAAGGCAATGTAAATCCAGCTGAACCTGGTAATATTGGATTACTAACAATTGATAAAGTTACAGCTCCGGTTGATGCGGATGCAGCGATTTGATTTGCAGTACCAGTAATAGATGTGACAGCTCCAGCACTGGTTAATAATGTTCCTGATGTTGGGAATGTTACATTTGTAGAACCTGTCATCGTAAATGTTGAAGCAAAGGCTCCTGAAGTAGTTAATGAGCCACCTAGGGTAATTGTTGATGCTCCATTATTTACACCAGTACCACCATAGGTTCCTCCAATTACACTTCCTTGCCATGTACCTGTGCCTATGGTACCTAATGTAGTAATGGAAGTTTGCCCCACATAGCTTGCAGATATATCAATTACCGGAGTAGTGCCACCTGTTGATGTAATTCGATTAGCTGTTCCGCTTACTGATGTAACAAATCCTGTTAAGTCAGAGGTATATGCTACCGTTCCTGAAGCATCTTGAAACGTTACGTTCCTGGTAGCAGAAGTATTAGAAAATATAAAATTGGTAGTATGTTGATGACTTGTCCCTGAATTTATAACAACAGGTGTTGTAGTGTTATCAGATGTAAATACATGCTGACCAGTTCCTTTGGTGATATAAGCTATAGGAATATTAGTATCAGATCCAATTGGAGAAATTGTAGGTCCACCACCCGTTGCAGAATTTCCAATACTTAGGTAATTGACAGCACTTGCAGCGGTGCCAAATGACAAGACGTTCATGCCATTTGAGTCATAAACCGAACCCATTTTAACAGCTAAAAATGTAGGTGTACTTCCTGTTGCAATATCTTGAGGTAATGAAAGCGTAATAGCGCCAGATGTGGGCACTCCTGCCACACCATTGACCAAAACCTGATTAGTTGTACCTGTAGCGCTTGTAACGCCTGTGCTAAACAATCCATCAACATAGGTCTTGTTCGTTAAATCAATTCCAGCAACAGGAGCGGCTACTACCGATCCTGATAATAAAGCGGCAGTAGAGGCTGTGATTGTAGCACCAGGAATTGATAATCCTGAGGGCAATGTTGTGCTTAATGAGGGAACGCTACTGCCATTGGTTACAAGGACTGAATTAGCATTTGCAGCAATAGGCGATACAGCTTGTCCACTTGCAGCATAATAAGCAATATCATTGGTAACCCCAGGGTTAACGGTACCTGTACCACTACCTGATAATTCTACCCAAATTGGAATTGTTGGGTCGTAATATTCATATACGTCAAGTGTTGTATTAAATCTTTGACGAAAATACATTCCAGCCGAAGGAGGAGGTCTATCACCTGTAGGGCCGGGCGCAAGGAACGTCCATGGGTTATTAAAGCGCGTATTGTTACCGCCATCAAGGCCGACGGTTGTTTTGTCATTGGATAAGTCTCCACCATCTACAAATTCACTAAACTTAATCGTGCTGATAACCATCTCACATATCCTTGTGATTAATGGATGTTAGCCTTGGAGTTTTCTCAATGAAACCCCGATGTAAGCACTAGTATCCGGTGTAATAAAATGGATTACATCACCGCCTTTTACATACCGCTTTTTAGGTCTAAATTCATTATATGGCTGTGTGCCAACTGTTCCTGATGCAGGAATTGAGGGTGTTGCATTTAAACCCACGAATGCATTTGATGATTGAGTATAGGAAAAATAGGCCTGATATTGCTGGGTTGATGTCCCAGGCACAGTGAATGTCCTTTCAACATTAGCGGCGCAATTAACCTGAACACAAGTGTCGCTAAAAGGCATTGTTTCAATGTAGTTACTATTGTAAGAAATGGTCACATTTATTCTCCATTGTAATAATTAACTTAGTACCTCAATCCCAATTCTTGAGCTTGCTGTATAATGGAATTGTACAAAGCCTGCGTTAGATACAGCGCCTGATGCGGCAGTTGTTATAGCTGAATTATTAGCTCCAGTAGGGGTAAAATTTGATTGCCCTATGTATAGTGTATTGTAAAATGTTGACGCAGTGACCTCTCCCGATCCAATAATGCCGCTACCCGCTGTGTAAATTCCGGCTCTCATTGTATCAACGGCCCCTGTATTGATTACAGAATAAAACTTAATAGCCGTGCTAGTAGGTGAAAGTTTGTAAGAATTAAAATTTATAGTAAAAGGGGTTGCATAGACATTTGTGGTTCCTCCACCAACAGTTGTGGTAAGTGTTTGAAGGATTGAACCTGCGTCAGTAACCGCAGTACCAGGAACAGAGCCTATATTGAAACTCATCTCAAAATAGCGCTCGCATTCTCTGATTACCTCATCGGCTGTTTGAGGTGCAGGACGTGTTGGAATATCACCAGGAACAACTGATATTGAATTTATAACAACAACGCTACCTGTGGTAGGGCATTGGAAAGTAACTACAATTAAAAATTTATCAGTGTCTGAAATTTGTGTTGCATCTGTGATTTCCCAGCCTTGAAATTGTAAATCTGTTGCATCATTAAGGGTTGAATAATCCCCAGTATTTACCGTAGATAATGTCCCGGAAGCTTGGCCCCAATTACCTCTAGGTATAAGAGTCCAATTAAGTCCTTGTCCGGCAGATGTATTTAAAGTGAACACACCTCCGGCACTTAAAGGTGTTGCCCCGCCTATTGTTAAAGGTAAGGTTGGAAAAACAGCCGCAGCGCTTCCTCTGTAAAGATAAACTCTAGCAGTTACGGTGCCACCTGCCTGAGTCCTAAATGCATTTAAATTCACTGATAATGATGTTCCAAGTATCTTTTTAGCCTGAGCGCCTGATAGGTACTGCATGACATAGAAAGCCTCAGCAGCATTAGCTGTAGTGGCTTGAAACCCTCCTGTAACGGCATTTCTGACCACGGCTATATTACCAACTACGCTTTGGCCTATAGTCTGATCCCAAATGTAGGCAGAAGTTGTGTTCATAGTGACTGAAGGCCCAAGGGGTTGTGCAGGATTTAGTGGAAAATCCCAACCCACTAGCATGCTCGGGATAGGCTTAAAGTTAATCTGAGGTTGATAGAAGTGGAATGTATGGTCAATTTGTCTTTCAATTGAATCTTGTTCAAAAGCTGGATTAACAGGCATATCCTCAACAATGACCTGAACACTTGTAATATAAATATCAACAGTGCTTGGAAGAGAAATTTTATAATCAATATAAGTATTAGGTGGCGTATCTGTATCAGTAGATGCAGGAAATGTTGCGTGATCAGGGTATTCATTAAATTCACTATCTACGGTTACAGGATTTAAAACGGTAGCAATTAATATTCCCATTGAATTATAAAAAGATGCACTGATTGAGGTATTCAGACCATCAACTCTAGCTGTAAGGGCTGTTGATACAATTTCGTTTGCCCACAGCACACCATTTTGAGCGAATCGCTGTCTTAAGAAGACTGTTCCACTATTCCATCCACTTAATTCTATTTCAAGCGCATAAGACGCATTAGAGGGGGTAGGAGTAGTGCTAGTTAGGGGTACCTGCGTGAGTGTCACTGTACCTGTTCCCGCAGCTTCTAGGTACCAGCCTGGGCCAATTTGTATTGGGTCTGGGTCTGTTCCTGTAAAAGTAAATGGTGATGCAAAATTTATAAGTGCAAATTGTGGGTTAGTTATTTGATTACTTGTTGTCATTGCAAGTGTATCAATGGGAGTATTGCCACTAGATCCAGGTTTATAGTCGTTTACCTCATAGATGAGTGGATATGACTGATCTGGGCCTTGTCTCACTTCAATTCTGTAGAAAATATTAGGATCAAAGAAAATATTATTTGGCAGCGTGCCATTGCCAAGAAATTGAATTGGGTTTGTCCAAGGTGTTCCATCAGGACTCTGATAAACTGTAGCAGGAATGTACGGTATTGTATTTTGTAAAAAGAAAATAAAAAAACTATCATCTAGGATATTACCTTGAAGATCGTCCATCAACCATATAGGATTAGCACCTCGTGTAAAGAGCATCTTATCTCCATATAATTTTATTTTCCCTTATTCAATGATTATAGATGAATAAGATGTGCCTGTCTTAATATTTGATATTTTAGCAGGTGATAATTTAAATTCTCGACAAATATCAGCCTGTTTAACTCCATTTTTAAGCATAATTTTTATTTTTCTTACAATTTCCAGATCTAAAGAAACTGATCTATTATGCACCTGCTCCGCATTAGTAGACCATCTACAATTACTTGGACTATAACCAAGTTCATTTTTTATCCTATCTATCGATAAATGTGAGTCATAATTATTTTCAATAGACCATTTATAAAATAATTCTCTATCATTTCTCCATTCATCGCAAACCGTAATCCCTTTTGCCCCATAAGATTCAAATCTTGTGTTTTTTTCATTATGACATCGATTCATCATGTGGCTATAAATTTGATAAATACGTTTCCTGTCCCCTGATACACCTACAATTGCCTGACAAACGCACCCTCTTTTTTGTTTTCTAAATACGCTGTAAATTCCTTTGGCTTCACTATTACAATGCACGCATTGCGCTATTACGTATCTGCTTCTTCCTAATTTACACTTTTCATTAGGCAAATAACCCAAATCTTTAATTATTTTATAGTGCCCATGAACTTCTCCAATATAATTCTTTAATTCCAACACAAATTTTGGCTTTTTATCACAATCACAAACTACGCTTCTACTATTAAATTTTCCAATTACACCAACTTGTTCTTTCTCGCAAAAAATACATTTAACTCTAACAAACCTAGTAACCTTTTTATCAGTTTCCTTTATCTTATATCTACCAGCTTCTTCAGTAATTATAAAATTACCAACCTTATCGTTAATCTGATATTTAATATGTGCCATGAAAATCCCGATATTTTAGTTAATTCATTAGTGATGACGATAGATTATAGTTTAATGCTTGCATTTTGTCCAAAACAATATATAATGCCCATAATAGATTAAAGGAGTGAAAATGAATACCCAACAGGAACAATACATTGAGCATGAAGTGAGACTAAGGGTGCATGACGCTCTATTCCAACATATTGATTACAAGTTTGACAAGTTAGAAAAAAAGGTAGATGGGATTAACTCTAAGTTTAATTGGGTTATCGCATCGATAGTTCTTTCCATTTTAGTTCCTGTTGCTCTACATAGGTACGGATTAATTTAATTTTTGGAGGTGTTGTGATGATTTGGTTTTTCATAGGTATATTTTTATTAGTTCTATCTAATTCAAACAATAATGAGGATAGGGAGCCATATTAAAGCTTTTTTACTCCAGAAAAAAGCGCTTTCATTACAGCGCCTATACCTAAAGGCTTTAGTATCGCTCTCTTTATTTCCCCAATATTTTCTTTTGTTTTATAATGCCTTCTAGCTGCTTCCATTCCTCTTTGTAAAATACCTGCTTCTTCTGTCAATCCTGCATTATTAAGTCCCTCGTAGACATTCCCCATCAATCGTTGCTCAAGTGGGTTTACACGCGTTTGCGCTAGATGCCCCTCACCACCCTTCGGTAAAGCTCTAGTTAAATGATTTAATAAAGATTTAGTGGACATTATTGCTGGATATTCACTCTCTGTAAGTCCTTGCATCAATGATGCAATTCCCATTGGTGTAAGGCTTTTACCAGTACTTCCTCCTGCTTGTAATGCTGGATGAGATAACAAATCAGATGCCTCATAAACATCACGCATAGGAATATTAAAATTAGGTCTTTGTTCTGCATTGGCTATTCCATGCTCAACCTCGCGAAATGGTCTCCCGACTTGTCTGGATGTAAGCGGATGATACCTAGTCAAAGCATTGGCTCCGCGTAAAGCAAGATTAGATGGTGCCATAAGACGAATCAAATCGGACGCCGTGCTCCCTACTTCTTTTCCAAATTGACCCGCTTCAGATTCAGGGATAAATTCAGTAACATCTGGTTTTGGCAAATGATATAGGGGTTTACCTGTAATTGCCTCATACGCATAAGAAGGAAGATTCGCTAGATGATAGCCTCCCATCGCACCTTCTTGAAGATAAGTCGACCCCAATCCTTTCAAATAATCTTTATATTTAGCACCTAATGATGGCTCCTTTTCTTCATATTGGTTTAATGCTTCTTCTGAAGGAACATAACTCATTTTGATGCCTCCCTTAATACCTTAAGAGTTAATTTTCTTTCTTCTGGTTTCAACCCTTTCATGTAATCATGAAATTCTTTTTCGCTTGAAAATTTAGTTTTTGGTTTAAAGTTTATATGTTTGTTAATTTTATTATTAATTTTTTGAACATATTCAGGCAATGTGTAAGGCAAATCTTTATGCATTATTTGCTTGTATTCATTATTTAATAAATCATATTCGTTTTTAATGCGCTCAGCATAAGCTTTAGTTATACCTAGATTTTCCTGTGTTCCTTTCCAAGAAGAAGGTTTACCGGATGCCACTATATTTGCAGCACCCACCCCACCTCTTGAACTTAATGCGTGCGTCATTTGCGCCTGCAATCTGATTGCTCTTTCATTAAGTTCACCTAATTTCTGGCTACCAAATCCTACTTTACCTATTACAGATTTTATGACGCCTGTGCTTAATGAGTCAGGTCCCGTGAGAATGTCATGAATAGCATCAATATCTAACCCTGATAATTGCAATTCTTTTGCTGCTTCTTTTATATCTTGTGCCCTTTTAATATCAATTGTTTGTTGTTCTTTAACGGCAGCATCTTTTATATCGTTTTCCCTTTTTTGCTCAGGAGTCTCCTTTTCCATAGCCAAAGGATCAACCTTATACAAATATTTAAAAAAAGCCCTTTTAAGTGGGTCATTTCTCAATACATCCAATAGATGCTGACCAGGCTTAGCACCAACGGACTCAGCTTGTTGCTGATGAATAAACTCAGCGGCTTTATTTGCCTCATCAGGGCTTGAATAAATACCTAAATGCTTTCCTGTTTTCCTATATTGTTCCTGCGCTTCTTCTTCGGATAATATACGCCCATCATCACTTACCCTTGGAGCCAAAACCTCACCTTCTGGTGTGCCAAAACTTGTAGAATATACAGTACTTGTACCACCAGTTTCAGGGTTAGGTACTTGTGGTCTATTCCCTAAATTAATATTTCCATGGGCCAATTCACCTTCAGGAAAAGCGCCTTGTCCTGAAAACATTTTATGCAAATCAGGATATTGATCGCCTTGAGTTGAGGAGCCTTGTTCGCCCATATCAATTCCACCAATAGAACTTTTAAATTGGTTCCACTTCCATGCTGGGTCATTTTTATGTTTTAAATCCAAAATTTCTTGTTCCAACTTAGCCCGATGTAAATCAGAGTTAGCACCAGCACGGGCAGCTGCCGCTTTCTTCAAGGCCAACTCCTCCTTAAATTGATCAGCCTTTTGCTTTAACTCCCGCTGACTAAGCAATTGCTTCATAAGGTTATCAGTAAGACCAAAGCCTTTGGCAAATGAATCCATACCACTTAAAGGCATAGGAATATTAAAATTAAGCGCCATAACTATGCCCCTCCTGTAGACCAAGCTCCGCGGCCAAACCCACCTTTGCCAAATCCACCCGTTAAATAATCAATTAATCCCTTAACGCCCATTCCTGCAATTCTGCCAAATGCATCACCTCCTGCATTTGTTGCGCCATAGGTAAGGCCAGCTGCATTTTGTCCGACATTATTAGCATTTTGCCCCATTTGCCCTGCTGTTTGAGCGCCTGTGTTATACATGTTTTGAGATAGGCCAGCTCCGGTTTTATATTTTTCCATTAAGTCATTTAAATAGTTTTCTTTATCTTGTGCAGCAATTTGTGATGTTCCAGATTGAATAGCATTAAGAGCAGTATTGGAGCCAAGAAGTCCCATAGATGAGGCAGCATTAACACCATGTTGCGTTGCCATATTTTCCATGTTTTTAGCGGCCTCACTTTCTTTATACCCTTTTTCCCACTTATCCCTAAGTGCCGCAGGATTTGTTAACTCATCAATAAGTGAGGTTTGAACCCGACCCTGGTTAACACCATTTTGTTGATAAGGTTGCTGATAACCCTTACCCTCATTATAGTAATTTTGTAATACTTTAAGCGCATCTTGATACCCTCTTTCGGGATGTAAAAAACTTGAAAACCAGCTCATAATCTTATCTCCCTATGGATATGGCGTTGTAGTAAATTTAACTAGCGATCCTGATTGCATTCCAACATAAACATTATTTGTCTTATCGTATAATAGTACACCGTTTTTAACATCTAATGTTGTTGGAATAAATGTTAATGAGGAGGCGCCCGTTGAGGTTGCATTTTTTGTAAGGGTAATTGTATTTCCTGCAATGGATGCAATATGCGTATCAAGAGGAATTCCTGAGCCAATCACATTATCCCCCACATTATATAAACTGCCGTCAACTACAGTAAACGATGGACTCCCGGTTGTAAGTGTTACTGACTCTGTAAGCAGAGCTAAACTTTGTGCTGTTAAAATATTAAGCGCATCTTGGATATCAATAATGGTTTCATTTAAGGTGTCAATTAAAACCCAAAGCCATTGCAAAAATTGTGGGTCAAAATCAGAGGTAATAATTGGCGCTGAATCGATTCTATCTAGGAATAGTGCCATTAGTTTGCACCTCCCGACACGCGTCTTGTGTTTCTTACGGCGCCTAATATGACAATAGGCGCAGAGGATACGCATACAAGCCTATAGCAGCGATTTCTACTTACATCCATTTCATACCACCTCATCCGCCATCGGTAAGCTCCTAATGGGCTAAATTCTCTTAAATCTGCGGGCAAAAAGGTTTCCCCTCCGTCATCAGAATAATACAGCTCAAGATAAGGTTTAAATAATTTACAATAGTGATTGTCATCAAATGAGGGTGTGTTTGATCTCTCGGCAATAAGATATTTATCATCCTCTGAAAGAATGTAAACAGGGTGGTCTGTAGTGCTTCCCTCAGTAACAATAAATTTTGTGTTAAGAAAAGGTGAGCAGTTACGATAGAACGTTTTATTCCCAAATACAAAGTCAATCTCGACATATTCATCCATAAACTCCGAGTAGTCATCAAGAAATATTTGCGATGTAACAAGCTCATAACGCATAGGAAACTTTAAAAATGCATCATCTGCCTGATCGCTTGTTCTATTAGGATTTAATAACTCATTATGATAAATATTGCCAGCCATCTGATAGATGGCCTTATCTTCTATTACTGTTACAAGATGTGCATTATTAAAATAAACATGCTTTAAAACTCGTGAACGCTCTCCATTTAATTCTATACACCTTGACCATGTTTTGGTTGAGAAATTATATTCAATTGAGTTTGCATTATCGATAATATCTAAATCACCAAAGTTAACAAATTGCCCTGCTGCCGCCCTATAGAAAATTGTATTCTCATATTGGTATAAAAACCCGTCAACCTCATTAGTTAAAAAGGGGCTTAGCGTATTATCTTGGGTTGAGTTTTCTAATAATACGTTAACCGCTTGTGATGATATCACCTCAGGCTTTTGTCCTCCTGACATCATGAAGGTGACAAGGCCGCTTGCGTTTCTAGCAAGCCATACCATCATGCCAAAATCAATGGACAGACTATTTGGGTCGGCTATTCCATAATCAAAATTGTAGGAGCTATTTATTTTCCAGGGAAATTCACGGGTAATGCCTGCTACTGTTATTTGAGTTGGAATGTTAGCCCAGACATCGGTTGTAAAATCACACATGATATAAAGCTGGTTTTGCAGCACTGCAAATTGCCCTATTACCCCGGATGCTCTAGCATTAAGGGCTGCGTTTAGTGCCGGATCAGTAAAGTAAGTATTTACATTTCCTGCTAAATCAATTTGTGATAAATAAAAATCAGGGGTATTTGCAACGCTTACCACAAACCGATTGCCAAAGGTTGCAACATACAAAGGTTTGCCGCCAGTTGTAGCACCTCCTGGCGCATTGGGATCGGTTACAACAGCAGAACTTACAGATGTATCGGGATGCTCTGTAATTACAAAAATATTCTGACCATCTGTCAGCATGTTATAAACGGTAGTTTCAACAGCAAGAGTTGAAAACCATAATGGCCCACCTAAAGCAACATTAATTGAAAGCTCACGCTGATTATAAAACCTATCAAACTGATAGACAGTTGTTCCATCAATCACATACATAAAATTTATAGACTTAAAGACAGCGCGCGGTTCTCCATTAAAAATAAGGCGATTTCGATTTAAAAACCTTACATGCTCACGGCCCATTGCAGGATATAAAGCCTGCTTTTTTTTAGCCGTATCAACGCTTATTCCATACCAATTCGCAGCATCGCATGAGCCAAATTGGGAAAAGCGCTGCTTATCGAAAAAACAAAATATAGGTAAGTCTTGGATTTGAGCAGCATTTGGGTTGGATGCCATAATTAAATCCCTGCCATAACACGCCAGCTACCGTTTAAGAGAGACTGCTCATCTCCGGCAATGGACAGATTAACCTCAGATGCAGCCTCCATATCATCCTTAAGCTCTCTATATTCAGCCTCTAAATCAGGCGTCCATGCGCTCCCACGTCCTTTAAACTTAGATACATATTTTGCAACCGCGTACAATAAGAAAAGCTCATAATACTCAGGCAATCCCTCTAGTGTATCGTTCGATGTCAGTATGGTTTTTTGAAACTTAGCACGCGCAAAAAAGGTAAAAAACTGAGAAGGAGCAGGATACAATTGCGCTCTCACAATCTGAGTATCAGGAAAGGTAATAATAAAGCGCGGCAATCCCTGCAGCGGCTCATATTTCCATGCAGCTAAAAACTCATCTCGCGATTTATCAATCAAAGGGTAGGTTACGCCATCTAGCATAAGCCATGAGCTATCAAGGTTAGCAAGACGTCCCTCTTTGATATAAACAACATTTGGATGCGGAACTTCAGTTGAAAATGTTAAAACTGAATTTGCTGTAATGGTTGCATTGTGAGTAATGGTTATTGTGTTAACTGTTATATTTGAAATAAAGGTAAGAGGTGGTATTCCGCCTCCTGTCACTAAATCCCCTACGGAATAAAGAGCGCCATTTACCACCGTAAAAGTATTAGAGGCTGTTGTTAACCCCACTGTTTCTGTTTGTGTTGTAACAGGACCCATGTAATCAGGAGGAGTAAAATAAATCTCTTTGACAGGAAGGTTAATATCAACAGAAACAGTCTTTGCAATCGTGAGCATAAGACCTGAGGAGGCATAGTTATTTATTATTTGGTTCATAACACGTATTGCTAATTGCTCATCATCGCCGTGCAATGGGACAACCGGATTAGATGCCGAGATTAGGCGATACATCTGAAAAATAAATTCTCTTACCGTTGACGCCATCTTTAGCCCCTAGGTTAGATTTATCGTCATACCTCAAATGCCAAATCTCTATGAGATTTCTTAGGTGCATCCTTTTGAACTTTATTTGCCTTAGGCACTACAAAGTCCTTGTCTAAATTCTTGACCTCTTTTTTTTCTTCATATTCAGATGCGAACCATAAGCCGGTTTCCATAAGCGACTCAAATTCTTTCCAAGATTCAACAAGGCGCTTTTGGCCATCGGCTGAATAAACAAAGACTCTAAAGTGTTTCTTATCGACTATCTTTCCTAAATAAATCGCTGTTGTTCCGTCCATAATTCATCGTCCTTTTAAATCAGCCCAATGACACACGCCCAAAAAAGCACTTGTGTCATTGGCCTGTAAGATTAAGACATTATTCGAACAGCAAACTCAGGGTTAATTGCGACCCCGCAGATTACGTCGATACGGTCTAACTGCTCATAGTTACGAATGTCAGCACCCAATGAGTAGGTCATCGCTAACTTATAAAGGTCAGAGTAGCGAGTGACAGCCTCGACACCTCCGCGAAGCTCTTTAATTGGTGGCGCTGCGAAAACTACGGCTTGAGTGTGATATGCCAAGGACACGTTATGATCGTCTGCAAGCAAAATTTGAGCGCCATTTGGAATAGCAGCTGAAATATTTTGTCTAGCACCATCGATAACGATTGTTGGGTTCACAGGTATATCAGCAGTACCACCGCCTGATGCAACAACTGTTGCAGTAACTACAAACTGGGCACGTTGCTGAAGGGCATCATAAGTCAAAGGATTGACCATGAAGACACCGGCTGAATCATCAATTTCGATGATGTCACCTATGTTAAAAGCAACAACCGATGGTACAAGGCCTGTCACAGAGATAGTGTTACCACCTGTAATTGGACCATTTGTTACAGTACCACCAAGCTTATATCCGGCAGGAGGAGAACCACCAGCTTGTCCGGCACCTGAGATTTGACGTGATAGGAAGTTTGTTTTAAAGAAGTCAAATCCTGATAAGTGCCCAACGAACCCATCAATCAATGCACCTGTGTTAACAGTGTTATTGAAAGTATTAAATAAGTCATTGGATAAGTTAGCAGCAATTCGAGGGCCAACCCCTGCATAGCGTTTGCCATCTTCAGGTATTGCAAGCTCTGTCATGTAGGCATCAGCACTTAAAATAGTGTTGAAATCCACAGGAACCCCAGGAGTACCAACGGCTTGGTAAGTTTGAGTTTGAAACTCAGAGGCTATGAACTTTTCAACCAAGTTAGCAAGACGCTTAGCACGTGGAGCATTTGCCATCTCTAAGTAAGGTTCATCGCGAGCACGGTCGAATGTCAGGTTGAAACCTGTGTATTCAATCATAGTGCGGAACTGTTTAGTGATGGATAAGGGTCTGATAATCTGAACGCGAGCCTCAGATGTAGCTGTTGCGCCCTCGCCTGCTAAATAGCGCTCCTCTAAACGGTAATCAAGAGTTTGACCTGTTGCAAATCTTAGGTTTTTGAAGTCACCTTCAAGGTTTCTGTTAGCTGTGCGGGCAAAAGAAAGTGAGTTCCAAAAGCGCACAAAGACGTCATCTAGTACATACTGGGTTTCCCTGAACAAATTGGCCATAATATATTCTCCAAGATCGAAATGAATGATTAAAATTAATTAAACTTCCCATTCGTCTTCGCGGAGAGACATATATACGCGCGATTTGTTTTTAGCTCTGGCGATGGAACCAGAATTTATACGCATCAATTTAAGAGTAGATTGGCTTTGAATTTTTGTCAACAAAGGTTATAATTTGCGCTTTATAATTTTTAGTGTGCAACTTATGTATGAGTCAGATATTTGTATAATTGAAGGATGCGATAGACCAAGGGATAAAAAACAGAATAGAAAAATTTGCCAAATGCATAGAACTAGATATAGCAGACATAAGTCTTACGACTTGCCAGAAAAAAATAAATTGCCAGAAGGTATTTATAAAATATGCAAAATTCATGGAGAGTTAAAAGAAAGTGAGGTCTACCGAACAGAGTCCTATAAGTGGGCTCAATGCCTAGCATGCAAAAAAATTAGCAATGAGAAATTTAAAGAAAAGAATCCAAAAAGAGATACCAACGCGCTAAGAGCGCACTACTATTCAAACAATGGTGAATTTAAATTATGTAAAGAAAAATATAAATCGATGCTTGAAGAGCAAAACCATGTTTGCGCAATATGTAAAAATCATGAATGTAATAAATCAGTAAAACGAAGATTATCAATCGACCATTGTCACAAAACGAAAAAAATACGCGGTCTATTATGCAATAAGTGCAATATATCTCTTGGCCTAATTAAAGAATCAATCGTAACACTTGAAGATGCTATTGATGATATAAATAATAATCAAATTTACTTAAGTGGGCTTGGACATTTCAAGAATGATATTAAAACACTCCAAGCCGCAATTGATTATCTCAAAAAGCATCAATAAGTCATTATTCTAAGAAGCGCCTCTGTTGCTAGAGGATGTAATTTATCTAGCTTGTCTTTGAGACCAAATATCAAATCAAGCCCAAGTTTAAGATCAGCTCGTGGATTTCTTTTTATTCTGTCATCTGCCTCATCAATAGTTGAGTTAGCAAATTCTTGTGGAAAATAATGTAATATACTCATCGATTACTCCTTAATCTTGTTTTAACAGAGCTTAAGCGCTTAGCGTCCGCACCTGCCAATAGGTCATCCCCGGTTCTATCTTTTTCTTTTGGTTTTTGAGTAATGGTTGTATCCTCTGGTGCTTTGCCTAATGGACGGGGCGCTTTGGTTGTTTGTTTATTGCGTCGCATGGAGGCCTCAAGATTTCCCATCTCACGTGCCTGGGCAAAGGGATCTCTTATTTTAGATATTCGCTCAAGCTCGGCAGGATTTCTCTTGGCAGCTGCATACAAAAAGGCAGCAGGATTTTCCATGCCGCGCGTTGCTAGGGTCATTGCATCGGTTATCTGGCATGGCAAGGAGGATATCACTTCTCTAAAGTCATCAAAGCGCTCCATGCCATCTCTAAACTTTGATTCAAATTTTCTTTGCTCTTCCATCTCAAATTGCTGGTGCCTTTCCTGTTCTTGCTCACGTGTCATTGTATTGACGGTTTGCTTTACAAAGGAGGCAAGTTGTTGCTGCCAATCGCCCGAGGCTTCCGGGTCGTATTCAAAATCCTTAGCAGCCTTTTGCACCTCACGGCTAGCTCCTTGTGCTGCAAGTTGTGCGCGCAGCTCATTAATCTCTGCCTCATGTTTTCTAGCTTGCCGTGCTAGGCGCTCACGTATGGCCTCATTTTCAGGCTCTTTTTCATTGCCATATTCATCTGTTTCTTTTGTTGGTTCTTTTGCATTTTTTGGTAATTCCTCTTGATGTTCCGAAGACTCATCTTCTGGCGCCTCATCAATGACAGGGGGATTGTCATCGTACTCAACATCATTTTCGATTTCCTCCACAGGTTCAGGTGCATCTTGATATTCAGGTGTACTCGGTTGCTGCGAATTACCAACGCCGCCCATTAACAAATCATCAATGTTGCTTATAGACATACCCTTTCCTCGCTTATTAATTAACCAACTTTATGTGTTAACAACTTCACAAGATTATTTGCATGTGCAATCGATGTATCGGCCTCTGTGCGCCCTGTTTCTGCCATAAACCTCATTTTACCCTCTTCAATTTCTCCCATTACGGCCATCTCTTCAGCCTTTAGTTTTTCATGTTCAATCTCTAAATCAATTTGCATCTGTTGTGCTTTAAGGGCTAATTCTTGCTTTTTAATCTCAAGAGTTTGTTGTTTAAATTGCGCCTCAATCTGCATTTGTTGCTGTTGCATTTGGGCTTGTTGTTGAGCTGCCTGCTCTTCAGGTGAAGGTGGCATATTTTGCGGCATATGCCCGGTTTTTCCAGCCTCAACAATAGCAGGTGGCACACGGGTTTTAAGTCTATTTTTAATCTCAATGGTATTGGCAAGCGGTAAGTTTTCTGCGTACAAGTCAGCAATTAAATTGAACGCGGTAGGGTCGGCTTGTAGCACTTCACGCAAAGATTGCAATGCCTGCTCTTTTTGTCCTTCGAATGATGGTCCTGGTTTGAGACGAACCTGATAGGTACCTTTGCGTATATCATTTTCGATATGCTCTCCATACTCATCTCCTTGTTTGTTGATGGTTATGTTCTTCATGCCCTCATCTGGCATCATAAGAGTTAGTACGCGCTCTGTATCATAAACCCGTGGGATCATCTCATTGACAATCTCGCCACCTACGGCTATGGCTCGGTTAATTGAGTTAAAAAACACATACGTTGTATATGAGCCCTGTCGTGTTCTTGCATCAATTGCTTTTCCACTTGCCTCATCACCATTATTTCCCATGCGAGCGGGATAGAGTCCAGTTGAGGTATACAAGTCCTCAATGGCAAGTTGGTATTGTTGGAACAAAGACTGTGACAATTCGGGTGGCCTGATTTGTTCAGGTTTATTTCCGTTGGGGCTTTCGTCATAGGTTAACATTCCTTGTATTGATGTTGGGTCACGCCAATTGCGTTGCGTATCTAAACTTGCCACATTCTTCTTAGAGCCAATCCATTGATCGTACCTTGAAACCTTAAGCACATAGGCTGATTGTGTTCTAAGATAGTTGATGTAACGCTGGGTATCTTTGCAATCACCAAAAAATGAGCGGGTTACTTGCTTACCACTCTTTTCATAGTATGAATTGTTATCAACAAAAACTAAAGGTAGTTGTTCGGATGGAAATTCGGTTTGATCTAGAATGTAATTACCTGCTATCCGATAATGAATAATCTTGTGCTTCTTGCTAGGGCGCTTATCCTCAATGCGCACCATCTCACTACCATCCCATAAGGTCATGGTTTCAGGTGATTCACTATCAATATCCTCCTCTTGTGGCTGGAAGAGTCTATTCTTGTTATATCGGTCAACCTCCATGCCATTTTCTTGTGGCAGAATATCGTGGTCACCTGTAACACCAAATCCGTCCATGGAATCGTTTGGCATAGATTGCTCGTCCATATCTTGACCAGGCATCTGAATGCCTGTACCGGCATTGGGCATGCCGCCCATTAGTTGCTGTTGAAGCTCCATCATTTGGTTTTTGTGGTTAATTTCACGTGAGTGTTCAATCAGCTCATCCATTTCCTCTTGGTTTAGTACATTGCCATTGGATAGTTTATAGAGAGTGTCTTTTTCATACTTTCGAACAAAGTGATCGATGATAGTAATGGATTCATCATCAGACCAGTTGAAGGGATCATCCCCTTGATCAGGCTGTACAGCGAGCGCTATCTCTTCCTTTGTTGCAGCTACGCTAGATGTTTTAAGGATATTCTCCTCAACATCCTTGCCATAAACATCACGAAACTTATTGCGCGTCATTCTAGTATAATAACCACAGTGCGTGCCATCGGTTTTGTTAATTGTGTCAGCCCCAACATCCCAATAGCCTCGGGTTGCATCTTTTAGATATCCATAGAGAATATCTAAATCAAAGGATTTTGCATGGGAATAATCTGTCATAAGGAAAAAAGAGCCAAAGCCACCAATTGCTGCTTGGCCTGCGGCTACTTGATAAGCTGTTGTTGCGTTTGCTGAGAAGACAATATCTTTTGTGATGATTTCACGAAGGTGGGCGACCTCTTCGTCGCACCCCGTCATAGGGACAACTTGTAATTGAGGGGTGTTTTGCTGCTGCTCCCCTAAGAGCGAGTTGGACATGGTGCCTAATTTATTGGATGTCAGCGGCACCTTGCGGTAAGTCTTAATCATGTCATCTTCTTCATCATCAGACCATTGTTGGCCTAACACGAAGGTGTGCATGATATGATATAAATCTATGTTTTGATGAAAATATGCTCGCCATTTTTCACATGCAACCCTAGCAGAACGCGCCACCTTCTCATTCATTCTAGCCATTGATAAGTCCTTGTAATCTAGTTTAAGTATCCTTACTTACAAACTTTCATTACAACTTACATCAATATTGCCTATTTTAAATTAGCATTCTCGCGGTATGATCAGGCAATCGATTTACCTGATATCCACCATCAACAACATATTCTCCACCATAAAATGTTAACATAAATGCATCAGACGTATCAGGCGATAGCATCCCTCTTTTTTTAGCATCCTCTTTGCCCTCAATCTGCAATCTATCAGATGAGTCGTACTTATAACCTAGGCCACATAAGTCGGTTTGTAGCTCATCAGAATCTGGTATTTCAACGGGCATTTCTTGCAAGAACCATTCACGTCCTCTATCCCAAAGCTCAGCCCTTACATTTTTATATTTGTCTGCCTCTTCCGCGCGGTTTGCAACATTTACACCTATTACAATATCAGCATAACCTAACTCGTGTAATCGGTCGACTACTCCTGCGCCAATTCCAATGCAATCTATACAAACACGTTTAGGCTCTTCCTTTTCTATAATGCGCTTAATCTTGCCTGCAAGCTCCATAGTATCCAGGTTATAATGCGTTTCAAGGTTATAAGCGCGCCTTCCTCTGCGGCGAATTATTGCCGTTCTGTCATCGCCTTTTCTAGCAGGATCAACACCAATAACAAGATTTGCTTTACTCTCAACCTTATTGGTGCGCGCTTTTTTAACAGCATCTACATGGATAAAGGTATCAACGATGGATGATAAAAATGCCTCATCATCAGTAAAGGGATATTCTTGACGAAACTTACGGCACTTTTGGTTATAGTCCCCTTTAAAGTCTTGTAACTTTATACGCCTCCAATTTAGATGACCTAGGTTTAAGCCATTAGGTCCAAATTCATCAAGCCATTCTTGCTCTTCTTGATTGGGGATAAATTTGGGATCTTCAATACAGTACTCATCTTGCCAATACCATGGCACAAAGATTGCCTGATAGCGTGATGAGCCATTCTTAGCAGCCTGCCAGTCAGCATAAAAATCATTGTTTTGTCCATTGGCGGTAGACTCTTTAATAACCTCAGTATCCGCAATTTCCGCAACCGTCTGTAATAGCCCTAGGCTTATAGATGCTGCATCTTTATAAAATGCATACTCAGATAGGTGTAAGTATTGATTTGTCATAGAGCGGCCGATTTCAGCGCTTCCTGCGGTCCCTACGCGATAACCTGAGCCTATGCCATCGTACATGAGTGTGTTGTCGTTCTTTTTGTCAGGTTGTGGGAATAAATCAGTATCTAAATTTTCGCTATAGCGCTTGGTCATCTCAAAAATGGCTCGAGTTGCATCTGAGAGGTGAGTTAGTATGAATGCTTTTTTACCGCGACGTGTGACTATTTTGTGAAAGTATCTGGCCTGAACGTACGTTGAGACACCTTGTTGTCTACCTTTTAGTATAAGTGCGCGAACTTTGCCCGTTGCCATGAATTGCGCCTCAAGACGTTCATGGATGTATAGCTGGGCACGATTGAATTTGAATTTACGCTCATAGCCTGATTTATCGTGAATGACAAGAAAGTTCTTAGCGAATAGCGGAAGGTTTTTTAGTATTCGTATAAGCTTATCTTCTGACAAATTAAAATTCCTTTAGTTTTATACCTTCTAGTTTAGCAATTCTTGCCATTATGTAGGACATTTGTTTTTGCAGATACATGGAATTTCTTGATAGTGATTCTGTATGCTGTGCCTGTCTTTCAATCACCTTAGTTAATGCCTTTATATGCGCTGCCATTTCCTTTTCCGTCATCGTCAATTCCCTATGTTTTACATACCCAATACTTCCCTCATCCTTTCAGCAGTCACCCTATCTAGTATATCCATGATATGTTCTCTTCCAATGTCATCCATTTGAATAACAAAATCACCTAATGGCAATTGCAGGTCTCTAAATAAAGTTTCTAGTCCTTTCTCATTAATATGTAGAATAACACTATTTGAGCTAGCAGTGTCATTAAGATCTAAGGAACTCATTTCATCTTGCATAGTTGGAATAATGGGAGCCGGTCCTTCTTCTTTTTGCTCAACTGCATAGCTAAAGAAACTACATATTTTTGATATCATTTAAATCCCCAGAAATCATCCATTTCTTTAATATGGCCATCATTATTTTGCATGTTGTAGTATCTTTCTATGTCATCATAAGAACTTGGATTGATAATATATCTTTTGGTGCAATCACACCCGATGTCATAACCGACACACTCATAATCAGGTGAGAAAACATAACCACAAGGATATTTACACATAGAACATCTATGTATATGAAATTTAGAAGGTTTTATTATTTTGGCTGCATCTTTAAATTCTTGTGCTGTTCTCACTCTATCACCTTTAATTCTTCGGATTGTTGGTTATTAATTTTATCTAAAAAGTAATTTATTTGAGTAGCTCTTACTTGGTTCATCATGTCACCCGAAGTATTCAATAATTCAGTAAGTGACCTAGCGATAGTTATCAACTGCATGATTTGTTTTTCACTGATTATCATTACCAACCGCCATTTTTTAGTTCAAACTCACACCCATGCATATGCTTTATATCTCCTGTTAAAGAATACATAAAATAAGCCATATCACGCCTCAATCTAATAAATTTATTTTCTAGCTCTTCCATTTCACGGTCGTGTTCTAGGTTTTGGATATACAGGCGCATTTCACAATCACATTTCTTGCATGCCATGGAAATACTCCCGTATTAAAGTTTTACACTGATTATCATTTCCATCCCTCATTAAAGTCTGGCTCTAAATGTGGCGGCACTTTATCAGGGTCATTATCGTATTTCGGCAATATTTCTTCGCGATAAATTTTAAACTTTCTCTCGCGTTCTTCTTGGCTCAAGATATTGGATTCATGCTCACAATAGTTATCAATCATGGATTCAACTTTATTCCTTAATAGATACATTTTTGGCAAATCAAAAGGAGGTTCATATAAGTGCTCTAAAGCATATAAAATATTCATTAGCTCTTCTTTTGTGAAATCATTCATCAAGATTCCTCATTTGGCACTTTAAGTAATGCCTCTCTATCCTCTAAAGTAAGTTCTTCCTGATGGCAGACAAAACAATTTACTGCCTTAACCCCATGATGGCATTCCCCATTGTCGCAATAGTTATCAATCATGGATTGAAGTTTGTCATGCAAAGGTGATTGACCATTTGCCTCTTGTTCGTAATCTAGAAATAATTTTAGTTCTTCTTTTGTGAAATCATTCATCATCTAAATCCACATCAATTGCCCAATATCTGCATTCAGTGCAAACAGCTTTATGGTTAGTGCAAAGATAAAATGTGTCATTGCCGCATTCGCAAACAAGCAAATCAAACTTTGCATATTCTACACCGCGGATGGGTATGATGTTAGATTCCATCTATTCAACCAGTTTGTCTATTAACATTTCCACAATTTTCTTTGTAGGCCCTGAGTCATCATCCTTCTCTCGCCATTTAGCGCGGGTTTTTAGCCAAAATATCATGGCACCTAGGTCATCGCCTTCAGTGGCCTTTCGAAACAATCTGGATGCAACCTTAGCATTTGCGCGAATGATACTATTATCTAGTTCATCTCGATATTTGCGGTCAAGCGTGTCTATTGATATGCCTAGATGGTCTGCTATCTCTTGTTGTGTATTACCAAAGCTTACCAACGCAGATACTTCTCCTCGCGTCTTATCGGTAGGCTCATGCGGTTTTGTTACACCTGATTTAGGAGCTGCCATGTTGTGACTCTCTTACGGCTTTCTTGCCGCTATAGTTTTCGTATCTTTGTATGATGATATCACAGTATTTTGGGTCTAACTCCATCATGAAGCATTTGCGCTTTAGTTTCTCGCAGGCGATTAATGTGGTACCAGATCCGCCGAATAAATCTAATATATTACTATTTTTAACGGTGCATTTGTCAATGGCCTCCTCGGCTAAGGCCACTGGTTTTTGCGTTGGGTGTTTGTAATTGGATGACCCATCCTTGTTTATAGTCCAAACAGATCCAATTCTTTTGCCGCAAAGATTTGCACCCCTATTCCAAACCAATCCTATCTCATAGTCACTCGAGAATGTTTTCTTTAAATCACCAATTCCACCACCGGGTTTATGCCAAACAATCATATTATTGGGATATCCCATAGACTTAAATGTATCTATCCATTTATTTTGAACCTTCCATGATGTCCAAACAAACACCCAACCCTTACTGAACAATTCAATATTGGGCAAAAAATCTAGAATAATATCGTCATTTTTTAATACATCAAATTTATTAGATTTAGACCTCATGTTTGATTGGTATTCAACGCCATAGGGGGGATCGGTAAAAACCATGTCAGCAATAGATCCATTCAACAGACGCTCAACATCTGTAGCAACAGTTGCATCGCCACAATATAGCTTATGCTCACCCATTACCCACAAATCACCTAATTTAACTTTATTCTCAACCTCGATTGGAACATCATCCTCATCGCAAAATGCCTCCGGGATTTCATCAGGCAATATATCGCATAGCTCATTCTCATCAAAACCTGTCAACGTAATATCAAAGTCACACTCTTTTAAATAATCAAACTGAGATAATAAAACATCAATATCCCAACCCGCATCCAAGGCAATCTTGTTATCAGCAATCACAAGTGCTGCCTTTTGAGCATTAGTTAGACCGGAAAGAACAATACAGGGTAGTGGGTCTATATCTAAAAATGATGCAGCCTCCAATCTTCCGTGTCCTGCAATAATGACATTATTTTCATCAATAAGAAGAGGATTTGTGAAACCGAATTCCTTAATAGAGCGAACAATTTTTGATATCTGTTCGTCAGAATGTGTACGAGAATTAGCCTTGTATTTAACCAAATCTCGTACAAATACGCTTTTATAGTCCCGCAAAGACATATTTATGGACCTTTTTGTTCATTTCTTTTCTCACCTTCCATGCCGCCACCAGCCTCACCAGGTTCGCAGTATTTAGGTTGCATTTTGTTTTGCTGTTCAACTCTACGACCATATTCAGAAGGCACACCATTATAGTGAGTATTGCCGCTAGCGCCATCTGATGATGTGTAATCTTTAACGTCACTCATAATGTTTCTCCATGTTTATTATTAATCGATTAATAATTGTCAGTCCGACAGGATTAAGATAACACAAATAAAAATAATTACACAAATATGTATGTTAAGTGTTGACATGTATGTTAAGTCATGACATAATGTCTTTATTAACTAACAAGTGAGAAAAAGAAAATGAAAGAATTTACGAAATACATGAGGGAGTTTTACAAAGATCACCGGCTTACCGACGAAGAAATATTAATTGCTGTTGGAATAAGAATGGCATCTGTTGATGACAACGGGAATGGGATTAGATTGTGCGATATTCCATTTGAAGGAGATTCATTTGATAGAAGTTATGTTTTTGAAATTATTTCAAAGAGGAGAAAGAAACCATGAATGACACCAACAAAATAACACTAGAAGACTTAATGGCAGAGGATATTGATGTATGGGTAAAGAAGTCAAAAAGCTTCGGGTTCGACTTGCATATGGAATCTTCTGAAGGGAATATTTCATATGAAATGGAAGGTGTACACCCTTACGCAATGGCCTCTTTTGCTGACTTTTGTAGAAGATTTTTACATTTTTACGATAGCGCTAAAGCACGTTGTGAGGTTTTATAATGGGAATGCATAAAATAAATGGTGACATAGCACACATTAAATATGATTCAGAAAGAGCGTTTTGGGGATGTATGCCATGGGTTGCTACATGGGATGGATATGACCCAACACCAATAGACTATGATACACCTGCTTATAACCCTGTTGGTGAAGGTACAACTGAGCAAGAGGCCCTTGATGATTTATTGGCGCAGACTGAGGAGAATTATCATGATTAAAAGATTAAAATGTTTACTAAAAGGTCACAAATTTATGATGGAATATAACATTCGTTACGGTTACTATAGTGCCTCAACGAATGACAGATGTGCATGTTGTATGCGCACCAGGGGAACAAAATGAATGAAAAAATAAAAGAGCATTTAGAGTCGGTAGCGCACGTGTTGGGTAGAACGCACGGCGCTATATTTAATATTTTAAGTAAGCCAACAGAGCAGTTAAGACCTAGTCTTCAAGAGCTATTTGACACAATGAATGACGATATAATAAAGCTGTATTATCCTACTCGTCGAGAATAAGCTTGGTTGCCATTGGGCCCTTAGCGGATTGCGTTGGTTCAAAGCATACTCTATCGCCTTCTTTTAGGCTTTTAAACCCTGGCATGTTGATTTCTTTGAAATGGATAAAGTAATCTTTTCCTGACGATTCTACGAATCCGAAGCCTTTCTGGTCATTAAACCACTTTACTGTACCATTAATCATCATTCATTCCCTTAGTAGTTAACAGCAATCATATCCCAGTAATAAATATAGCGTTAAATCCTCCAAATTTGCGATTCTAGCCACGCTCTCCATTGCCTCTAAACCTCGACATGGGTTTTGGAGATTGTGGCACGTATGGGCTTGTATGGCCGTTTGCGTAATCTGGCATTCTATTTTGCATCCAGACTTTCACGTGAAGCTCCAAGCTCTCATCCGGTAACAGCTCTTTTACCATATCGTCTTTATCCTCTTGGCTCAATAGGCGTGTTGCGATAAGTTTGGGCGAGACCCCAAGATTGATGCCAAGTTTGAAAAGTTTTCTTTGGCACTCTTCGGTTGTGAGCATTGTTTTCTCCCGCTATTTGTTTGAGTCGAAAGTCCGTTTTGTTCCCTTTCTTTCAACCAACGAGCATGTTTTTCTGCCTGGGTTTCCTCTTTCTTTTTCTCGGGTTTTTCTTGGGATGAAGATTTTGCTTTGAAATGTTTCCCTGCGTCTTTGAGGTCTTGCAATATATCCTTCAGTCCCTTAATTCGCTGCAACTTAGAAAACTCATTTTTCTGGTCAACAATATGTTTTTCACATTCTTGCAAGAAATCGCCTTCAGTGCGCAGATCTGTCGGTAATTTGAAATCTAGGATTTGGGTTTTTTGTTTTTCAGAAAAAAAACTACTACTTTGGGTTTGGGTTTTTGCAGTAGTAGTTTTTATCTGTAAGTAATCATCTGCTTCTATATATATACTTTCGGATAATTTGGCCGGTTCCGAATGGCCTTCGTGGCCGGCTGGGGTAATTTCTGTACAGGTATCTTGGCCGTTTCCACTATCCGGATCGCTTGGCCGAATGGGTATATTTTCGCTCAATAAGTTTGATATTGATTCAATTATTTTATCTAGATGAGGTTTAAAGTGAATGGTATTTTTACCGGCTACCTTTTTTACTTTGGTTGAAATCCATAGTTCATTCTCTAAGAATTTGAAGTGTCTTCTTAAAGTTCTTTCGGGTATATTTGTTTCTTCAAACCAATCCTCATAAGATTTATAAAAATAACCATCCTTGCATTCAGATTTGTTGTGCCAATATATTATTTGATTGAGTACCTGGGCCTTATGATAAGACTCAGTTAAGGTGATATAAATTTTTGGAATTGTTATGACGCTTGCTTGACCAGAAAATAGTGCAAGAATTTCTTTATTTAGGTTTACTTTGTTTGTAGACATGATATTATTCACCTCGTTAGTGGGATGCAACGCCCGTTAATATTTAATGGCTGGTGGCCGTTAATAATTTGTAGTTCTCCTCATGAAAAACTACTAACCCACTTGTTTGCAGCAAGTGGGTGTGAGGGCAGGATGCCCTACACTTCCTTTATTCCAAAAATATGCTTAACTAAATAAATTACATCTAAAAAAGAAGATAAATGTAAAAGTAATTCAATTTCATTCTTTATTACTAGCATAGCCCAAGATGACTCGTTTATGTCATCTGAGTCAACGGAAGAAATAAAACGCATGATTTTACTTTTAACTACATTCATATTTTTCTTAAAACAATCTTCTAATTCTTTAAGGTCTAGCATAGAAAGCATATGAATTATTTCTTCTCTTATTTCTTTTAAATCTTTTTCCATGCTAAACTTCTCCCGTTGGTTTTCATAAGTCCTTAAGGTCTGCTTTAACGATTGCGAGCGGGCCTTATTTAAGAATCATATTCCTCTAAAACTTCTTGCAAGAACTTATCTACTAAGTTTACCTCAGAAATACTAAAGTAAATCGGTTTTTCATGAGCTGGGTCTCTATCATACAAGGAATTAGCGATTGCTTTAAGTAAAATCTCAGATTTTTCATGAGTATTAATTTTCATAATTCTCCCTTTGCTTTTTATATCCCTATAGGATTAAAATATTATCAAGTCATCGTGGTTCGCGTAAAAAAACACGGTGCACTTTCAAAGGCTTTCGCCAGCCTAATGCGTTCGCGGCAAACGTTCGCATTAGGTCATCTTATCTTAAGTTGTGATTTTCTGGAAGTTGTTTCCAAATGTCGCATCTATGACAACCTCTAAAAATACCCATTTTAAAGGAGAAAAATCTATCCTGGACAACGGCCTCTTTTACCTTTTGTTCATGCGCAAATAAACAATACCAGCGCCTAATTGCGTGGATCATACTCATCATCATGTCTTTGTCCTTGCATGGCTTTTTCAATGTCACCAATCAACCTATCGTTTATATAGCGGTGTATACACCAAGATGCCCACACTGCACGTCCTTTCATAATTTCATCTGTTCCATTTAAATGCTTTAATAACGATTCAAAAAACTTAATATGAGACTTTAAACTGTTTTTAGCCTCTTTGATATTACCTTCTTTACTCATGCTCATAACTCCAATCCGCTTTCAGTTTGCCCTTAGTAAGCCTTTCAATCTTGTACTGTGACCCTTCGGGAACATACCCCCATTTAAGCCAGTTAATCAAACTGGCATGAGCCATTTTAGTTTGCTTTCTAAAATTATATAAGGTGCCAAAAAAATCTTTTACATCCTGAGGATTCATAATAATTACCCTTTTTTGTAATGATTAAAAAATATTATATGTTATGTATTGACATATGTAAACGTTTAACATATACTTAATTTACGTCAATACCGACGTAGACTAAATAAAGTAAAGAGGTATATAAAATGCAAGAGTATAACGAAACATCAGAAAATGAACATTATTTAACTGTGAATATAAAGGAATTAGATTCATTAAATAAGAAATTGGCTAAGCTTTTACTTAGAAAAGAGGAGTTAACAGAAAATATTATTGGCGCTTTCGGTCACAGTCATGAGGGTCAGCGCCAATATGAATATGATGTTTGGAAAGTCGAAATCAAAACACCATGTATTTATTCACTCAATAAAAAACGATATGAGTCAGGCGAGATAAGCATACCTCACGAATTCAATCCTATCAAGCAATCTGTGTCTTATTCCATTGATAAAAAGCTTTGTGATAAGTATTGGGAAAACGCGCCCGTAGATATCAGAGGTTTACTATTTGAGGTAATTGAAAAAAAACCTGGTAAAAAAAGTGTAGTAATCCACGGGAGAGATAAATGAACAAATACAAAGTTGGCGAAAAAGTAGTAACTATTTATGTTAAAAATGGGGAAAGTAGTTATAAACCAAATAGACCTTGGTCTCAATGGATATCATTTCATGATGAAGAAATTGAAACTGTAAGCGTAACTGAAAGCCGCAACGGCAGTACAGTTACTTATAAACTTGGAACGGGCGCAAACCTTTCTGAAAATCAAATATTTTCATCCAAGAATAATGCTATAGAATCATTAATAGCTGAATTAGAGGGGATGAAAGATGAGTAACGCGGTATTAGTTATAGGTCAATCAGGGAGCGGCAAGTCCACTTCCCTTCGGAATTTAGACCCAAAATCAACATTTATAATATCAGTGCTTGATAAACCTCTTCCTTTTAGAGGTTACAAAAATCTTTACAATGAAGATAACAAAAACTTTTATTGTTCAGACGATTATAAGTCGATAATAAATTATATAAACGCTATAAGTGAAAGGCGACCTGATATTACTACCTTGGTTATCGATGATGCCCATTTTTTAATGGCAAATGAATTTATGGAAAGAGCTTCAGAGAAAGGGTTTAACAAATTTACAGAAATTGCTCAACACATGTGGCAGGTTATGTCTGCTATAACAAGAACAAGGAGAGATTTAACGTGTTTCGTATTGTCTCATAATGAGATTGATGCAAATGGTAACTCAAGACCAAAAACAGTAGGCAAACTTCTGGATGCTCAGATCACGTTAGAGGCCATGGTTTCAGTATGCCTTCAAACATCTGTCGTGGATGGAGAGTATAAATTTTTAACTCAAAATGATGGTAGTAATGTCTGCAAATCACCTATAGGATTGTTTGATGATGTGGTGATTGATAATGACTTGCTGGTTGTGAAAGACGCGGTTGAAAAGTACTTTAACGATGAGGAGTGATAAGCATGAGTGATTTCTGGACTAGTGAAATTGGAGAGGTGACTGGTAATCCTGCCGATGCATTTGCTAAATTTAAAACGCAAATACCTGATGGTACAACCGCATTAGCAAGAATTGAATCCTTCGTAAATGATGAGTATGAGGGCAATAGATTTCTAAAGATTGAATGGGTGCTTACCGATGGAGATTTCAAAGGTGCGATTGTTGAGCAAAAGCTAAAAGTCTATGGCGATACGATGGCAAAAGATCCCGCGAAAGCGCGCCATAGAGCCTTGAATATGTTAAAGCTTATCTATCAACTATATAATATCAAGCCTAAGCATTCTAATGACCCAACGGATGCAGACTTATCTGTGTTTGTTGGAAAGAGCGCTGGTATAAAAATCCGTGAAACAGAGCCAAATGATAAAGGACGTCAATACAATTGGGTGGCTGAGATTCATGATGCAAAGGATTTTAAATCAGAAACAGGCATAAGCATTGTGTTTACTCATAAGAACTCACAAGATAGCCTTGATTCTGCTTTTAGCAGAAATCAACAGATAAATGATGATTCGAACGATGTACCTTTTTAGGACGATAAATGACAATAGGAAAATTAACAAAGTTAATAGAAAAGCATCAAGAGACTATCATTGATGATGTTAGGGATTATATCGGGGCCAGCATCATCGGCTCCGATTGTCTAAGGCAAATATGGTATGAGTACAAAGGCACTCCATCGTCTGGAATACCCACAAAAACAAGGCGAACATGGTCTATTGGGAAAACACTAGAGGGACTTGTTTTAGATTGGTTAGAAGCATGTGGCTTAGAAATTTCAAGAGACTGGGTAGATTTACATTCACAAAGAACAAGTAATTTCAGAGGTCATGTAGATGCTATTTGGTTAAAGAAAGGAGAGCCATTTGCCATTATAGAGGTTAAAACCGCCAAGGATTCGATTTACAAGACTTTCGTAAACAAGGGAGTAAAAGTATCTCATCCTCAATATTACGCTCAGATTCAAAGCTACATGGGAATGAGCGGTATTCATAGTGCATATATACTTGTACTAAATAAGGATAATAGTGAACTATACGATGAATTAGTAACATTTGATGAAGACTTTTATAAAAGCCTGGAAGATAAGGTCTTAATGATTTCTCAATCCAATATAGAACCTCCTAAAGTTAATGGGTCTCCTTATTGGTGGCAGTGCAAAATATGCAAATTTAATAAGGAGTGCCATAAGTAATGGGCATGTATACAGAATTTATGTTTCAGGGTGAGACAAAAGCCAATTTACCGCTTGAAATTAAAGAGTTGATTGATTATTTCTTCGATGAAGGAAGTATTTTAAATAAATTAAATACTAGTTTGCCGGAACATATATTTTTCAAATGCGAAAGATGGAGACACATAGGCCATATGGGTAGTTATTATTTCAATCCTTTTTCTTTGCGATATAAAGAAGATCATATTCAAAGAGATGGTACACAGAGAGTTTTATTGATATGTAACTTAAAAAACTATAATGATGAGATTGAACTTTTCCTGGATTGGATAGACCAATACATGGAATTTTATTGGGGTTATTATCTCTATGAGGAACAGGATACCCCTACTTTTTTTAGAATTAGAAAATAAAGGAGTGTCACAAGTGAATGATTTAAAAATAACATCCGATGAACAAATAATAAAAGCACATAAATTCCTAAAAGGATTCATAGAGAAATTTGATAATGCTGAACGTGGTGGTATACATGATTTTATGGAGATGTCCCTTTGTAAAATGATTAACGAGTCAATAAAGAACATAGATGAATATCTAAATACAGGACATAAAGAGGTTAGTGCCAATGAGATTATGCAAATAACTGTACAGTCATATCAGAGTGTTTTAGATGGGATAAAGAGAAATTTGGATAGTATGAAACAGGTGAATTTTAGGTAAGGATATAAAAATGAGATGGTTTAGTATAAAAAAATATACTCCATTAATCGGAGGCGAGTATTTTGTAACAGATGGTGATTTTGTTTATGTGGCTGAATTTTCCACTAATGAAAAATGGCTTGATACTTCAAACCTTGATGTTGGCGGTCGTATAGAATTAGGTAATATTACCCATTTTTGCATACCCGATCCCATTGAACGTGAAGCAGGTGAATTTTAGATGAATTATTATGTATTATTATTAATACAAGCACCAGAAAGAGAGCAATTCATTGAGGTTGGCCTTGATTATGAATTGCCATTTCATCCCAACTTAACTGACGAAATTACAGTTGCAGATTTCCCCTGCGAAATAAAAGAAATTTATTACGATTTGGATAATCTACAGTATGTAACTATGCGCGTTAATGCTGTCGATAATTTGTTATTTGTTCAACATGAAACAACCAAAAAACAAATTCATACCTGGTTAATGGATGAATGGAGAGTACTTAAGGCATGGGCAGAATCAAACAATGAAATAATTATTTTAAATGATTATTTATTTCATCCAGAAAAAGAGATCAATGATGAATGAAACATTACAAATAGAAGAGAACGCTACCGATACCGAGGAGGAAATGCTTTTAACGGCTTATTTGATGGAAGGAATAGCAACTTATGTAGAAAATAAAGCAACGGATAGATGCGTCTTAATAACTGCATTATTTGAAATATGTAAAATTGTTTTTAGTCATCAAACATCTTTAAATGTAAAAGAACAATGCAATGAAATTGATTTATTTTGTAAACTTCTAAAAGAACATGCTATGCGCCATGCGGTTAAGGAATAGGGGATGAATAAATGACACAAGATGAGGTTGATTTAATCTATGCTCATTTACATGAGCATTACCGATATCATCAGGGAGAATTGATTGTAATAAAGGATGTTTCTAGTAAACAAAAGATAGGTGATAAGGCTGGTCACTTCTTGTACTCAAGAAGGAGTGGGCACCCAGTAGATATCGTATCCATTCCTCTTAGGGTTTTAAATCGCAAATCTTCATTATCAATGGCCCATTGTGTATATATTTACCATCATAAAATAAAACCGCGTTTCATAGCCTATATCGATGGAAATCCAGTTAATACACAAATTGAAAATCTAATCTGTGAAGAAAAAAGAAATCTTTGTTATAGGGATATAAATTATTCCACGCCACCAAAAGGATTAACTTTAGCAAAATTAAAATGTGCTGATACTTATTATGTTAGGAGTGAAAGAAACGGAAAATCGATATATATAGGTCGATACTTAGATAAAGATATTGGAAAATTAGCTTATGATTATTTAAGAGAATTATTGTTTGATCACAATTTAAGTCTTATTGAAATTGAAAAAATGGTTAAAAATAAATTTCCAGTCCCGTATAAAAAAACAAACAAAATTGGATTTACTGGGGTTAGAAAATACGGTCAAAAATATACTGCTTATATTACTATTCAAAAAGAAAAAATAAATTTAGGAAGGTTTGATACTGCGCAGGAAGCCCATGAAGCCTATTTGAAAGCCAAGAATAAGCATAAAACATGAAACAATTGAGGCCATATCAGAAGGATTCTGTAAACGAGGCATGGGACGCCTTAAAGCGCAATGATGATCCGGTCTTGTTAATGGCAAGTGTTGGTGCAGGTAAAAGCCTTATGATAGCTAATATCTTATTGTCCATACAAAGCGCTGGCAAGCGCGCATTATGTCTTGTAAATAACGCAGAGTTAGTTAGAAATAATTGTGCTACATTTGTAGGAGAAGGAGGAGGTGCATCGATTTATTGTGCGGCACTTAATTCTAAAGATACGAGCGGTCCTATAGTTTTTGGGACCCCGCAATCAATTTTAAATGGGATTAATAAAAATGAAGATATCGCAAAAATTAAGTTCAGTCTTATTGTCGTCGATGAAGCTCACGCTATTAATTATCTCAATCATCGTTCCTGTTTCATTCGTATACTTAGACATTACAAATCAATTTATTCCGATCTTCGACTCCTCGGAGCCACAGGAACTAACTTTAGATTCAAAGGCGCAACAATCGTTGGTAAAGGTTGTTTATTCAAATCACAAGTGGGTAACATTACCACGGAGCAGTTAATAGAAGATAAATATCTTATTGAGCCTACATTTGAAATTGATGATAATCTTGTGTTGGATTTTTCAAAGGTTAAGGTTAAGCAAAACGGTCAGTTTGATCAAAAGCAGCTATCAGAGGTAGTTGATAAAAGCACAAGATTAACAGAGCTTATTTGCAAGCAAGTAGTCCACATAATGGAATCACAAAAAAAATTCGGATGTTTCTTGTTTGCTACGACCAAAAAACATGCATACGAGATATTAGGATATTTGCCTGCTCATGAATCTGCTATCATTTTAGGGGAAACGCCACAGCATGAACGCACTGAAATATTGGACAAAGCGCGCTTGGGAAAAATTAAATATTTGGTTAACATCGCCATTATATCGGTTGGCGTTGATGTCCCTGCGTACGATACGATTGCCTACCTTCGTCCAACAGAGAGCCTTGTTTTACTTGTACAAACGATGGGGCGTGCCTTGCGACTCTCGCCCAAAACGAATAAAAAAGAAGCCTTGGTTTTAGACTTTGCTGGAAACATAGAGCGCCATAGAGATTGGGACAACCCAATACTCGAAGATGCCGTCAAAAAAACCATAGATAAAGATAAACCTCAAGTTATTAGATGTCCTGCGTGCGAAACGATGAACACAGAATCAACACGTAGATGCGTAGGACACATTAATAATAAAAGATGTGATTACTATTTTGAGTTTAAGGAGTGCATAAATAAAACTGAAGGCGTCAATTGTGGCGCCCAGAATGATATTGCATCAAGAATTTGTCACAAGTGTGGGCAAGAATTAATAGATCCAAACGACAAGCTATCTCTTGCTCGCGTCCAAAAGAAAACATTTGAAGTCCAAGTACTCGGAGCAAAATATGAAGTTTCTGGTACCCAAAATGGATTTAGGATTAATTGTAAATACAAGTGCCAAGATAGTCATGGAAAGATTGGTATAGTGAATGAGAACTACTCACCAATAAGCGATAAAGCCGCTAGAGTCTTCTATGGTCAGTTTATTAAAAAACATTGTATAAACGCACATTCCTGGTATCCCCATATTAACAATAGGGTTAAGGTTGAGGAAATGCTAGCAACCGCGATGACGCCTATCACTTTAGAGCTAAGCAAAGAACATGAGGGAATTAAGATTAGGAAAAAGATTTTTATCTAAAAGGAAAAGTGTGTATGGATATATGTTCTTTTGAAGGATGTGGAAGAAAAAAAGATGCTAAAGGTCTTTGTAAAGCACATTACAACATGTGGAAAAAATACGGTAAACTATATGAAATCGGCCTAGGACAAATTAATTCAAAAAATAAAAATTGTGTTTGCAGTTTTGAGGATTGCGGAAGAATTTTTTATGCAAAGGATTTGTGTAAATATCACTATAAACAAATAAATAGAAAAGGCTTTTTAACTGCTTATGGATTAAACAAAAATCCAATTTGCAAGGTAGATGGTTGCGAAATGCCAAAAAAAGCTCTTGGATTTTGCTCAAAACATTATCAGAGATTTAAAAAAAATGGTATGACAAATCTAAAAACAGACACTTAATAGTCTATACTTAATATGTTGGCTTAATTTTTAAAAGGATTTTAAAAATGAAACAGCATTTGCCTGAGTCTTTGAGGACTCTTTTAATAGTTGGCCTGATTATTGCATTACTAAGCATTGAGTCTTACGAGTATGGAAAATGTAAAGCCGATGGAAACACAGTCTCTTATTGCATATCAGAAATTATTTAATCCCCATTAAACTATAAAGGGAGCAATGACTATGATACGTATCATTATGTTGTTTTTTTTATTTTGTAATAGCGCTCATTCCTTTCCTACATACCTTCAGGGTATACTCACCTGCAAAGCAGCATATCGTCCCACTTATTCAGGAATAGATGTTTATGGATGTTATACGGGGGATTGGGATAAGACCATCTTGAGTCTTAATGATTACTTTCTTTATAACAAACCTGAAAATGTGATGGTTGCTGTTTTTTATGATGAAAAAACCACAAGGTTTTTCTTTTACTATCGATGAATTAGAAAGGATGTAAGATGGACGTAGGAAAGCTTGTACACGTAAACACGCATAATAAAGAAAAAGCTGAGATGATACATAAAGCGGCAATGAATGGGGAGCTTATAGCCTACATACTTCACCCTATTACCAAAGAGGCAATTAAAGTGCACCCTGAAACAGTACGCAGGTTAAAGGCAGGAGAGGTTTTGACTGTGAAAGATGTTTTAAGTAAAGGGTGGCATTAATATGCCACCATACAAATATAAGGCAGCAAGAAAAATAAGGTCTAGTAATTAAGATAATCAGACTTAGTGATTATTATTTTTGATAGGGCATTGATTTATAAGCATAGTTTTGTAATTACAAAACATTCTTTGTAAGTACAAAAACTAATCTAACAACATGATTAAATTATGTAAAGGAAATTGTCATAATTTTATCACTATTTGGTATATAATCTTTCAAATAGGTAGATAACATTTCTTTCGCTGCATCAAAGCCCCAAACGAATGCAAATTGATATCCGCGTTGAATTTTTCTTTCGCCAAATTCTATTTGCTCTTTAGATGGTTTATTTTTACCAACTTTCAACTCCAACCATAGCCCAGCTTTACCATGAATAGGATATGCGAGAAAGAAATCAGCGACACCTTTTTTAACTCCCATGCGTTTAAATAATCTTCCTTGTTGTATGGAGCATTTGCGCTCATTAGCAAAATGATGAAAATCATCTGCTAATTCTGGGTACTGATAATTAAACCAGTTTACAATGTTGATATGGTCTACCTGCTCTGGTTGCAGTGGCATAGATCTCCAAGATATAACCTACATTATTCTTCATCTCTAGTATGTGCGATAACTTGCAACCTAAATTCAATATCAAATTTCCCACTACTTTTCTCGGCATTAATATGCGATCTAACTTTTTTGTTTAATGCGACAAAAACAGGATCTAATAAATGGGAAATATCTTTTTCATCATCAAAATCAACATATGAACTAGCATATACTTCTGAAATAATTTGCATAACAGTCCTAAAAAATACTGCGCCAAAGAAGCATGACGCAGTTTGCAACCAACTACTTGATTAAAAATTAGGTAGTTGGTATAGTTCTGTACCAGAGGTGCGCCACGAACGTGCTATCCCCCGTGGTAAAATCGCCCGTTAAGTTTGATAAGTACAATCCCTTGTTGACAGTAGTACTAAACGGCAGCGCAACAACGCCAGGATTAAATGTAAAGGTAGTGCTTGCAGCAGCTTGGAAAGTTGCAGCAGAAAGCGTTGTAGAAGCTATGGTGCCTGCCCCATGAGCCGTGGAGTCGTATTGTATGGCAGCAACACCACCGTCAGCGTAGTTAGCAGAAACATAGGTCATTACTAACTGAAGCTGATCTAAGACTATTAATGTATTGGCTCCTTGTGCTGCTAAAAGTAATTTAGGAGTATCATACATAGCATTAAATTCTGCAGCTGATATGGCAACAGTTGTGTACTTTCTAACAAGAGGGCTAATCATTGAAGATAAAACCTTGTTAGCACCAATTGCTGTAACACCAGTGTTAGATACAGTAACATCCCCTGTTACGGCAACCCCTGTTGCGATGTTAGAGGCATTACCAACAAAGATACGTCCATTTAACAATGAATTACTTAACCCACCAGCAGCAGGATTTGCAACGAATGTTGCATTTGTTGCATCGTATACAAACCAGTTTACAAGATTATCAGGGGCATAATTGATTAAAACGATATCGGTATCAGTCCACTGAAACTCACCGTTTTGTAAAGCTTCGATATCAGCTGCAATGGCGGCTCCTGTTAAATACCCTGCGGTTGTAATTGTTGCAAGATTGTCATCAGTAACTATTGCTACTATATTGGGATCGCCTACAAAATACCGTCCTATGGCTGTAATAGACATTCTAATATCTCCTTATGAGTTATCTGGTTTTATGTTTCAAATTTTTCCTTCTTATCCGGTCCAAATCATCAACACCTAAATAACCTACGCCCTCAGCTGCGGCATCCGTGCGAACACCATATTTACCACAGTCACCAGCATAATCTATTAAAGGATCATGCCCTTTAAATCCCTCCTTTCTTCCTTCTCTTATCTCAATTGGTTTTCTTGGAACATCATCGTATGCCATGATTATCCCCTCAATCAGTAACTATCCGTAATAGGCCATTTAATAACAATCCTTCTTCATTGGTGATTTTTTCTTAGTATCTTTCTTTGGCATTTTCTTAGAATCTTTTTTCATTATCCTTTTCCTCCACGTTTGCCTTTATCGAGAATTCGATTGGCCTTTGCATCGATTTTAGCTTTCGATGAGGCTGAAAGCTTCCCTTTGTTTTCCATCTGAGTTGCTCTTGCTTTGGCATTCGCTGCGTGTTCTCGGTCTGGCATCGGGTACTTTTTTTGACCTGGTAGACCAAAATCAGACTTAGTTAATTTATTTCTTCTTTTCGTAGACAGCTCTGCCATTTTTATACTCTCCTTTAGCAATCCTCTAATTTAACCAATCCATCCTCAACGCCATTAACTTTCTGTGATTCAAGTTTTTGTATCATCAACTCACAAGCATAAATTGCACCTATCAATTGTTGTAAGTTTGCATTTGCTTGCTCTCTTTGTGCTATGAATGCTTCACGCTGGCTTTTAAACTGTTCTAATAAAGTTAAATCTTCTGACATCTTTCATCTCCATATTGTTTATTATCAATATCCACTTTAGCATTAAATTATCAATATGTTAACTTGTATAAAAATATACTTATTTTGTGCAATTTATGGTTACATCTTCCTGATGTAATTTTTGTTTATTGTTCTAACCTATGTAAACCAGCTAGAGTGCTACCATAACTTTTAACACCATCCGCCAAAATATTAGGGATGAAATCTCTCAATTTTTCAGGAGTATCAATTTTATCCATCGGAAAATTAATTGGCATATCCCTTAATTCCTGTTTCTTTACGGCTATAGATTGATGATCACCATTTCTTTCAAAAGCAATGGCATATTTGATATCTAGATCGGATAACATTTTATTTCTAATAATTCTCAATTTATCTAAATGAATTTTTCGTGCTCTTTCCATATCAATTTCAATTTTTCCATTATCTACCCATGCGGCCCTAAAATATCGGTCTATAGGAATTTCATCATCATTAATTAGTCTTAAATTAAGCGCATCCTTAGGAATGCTTTTTCCTAGGACATGAGATTCATATTCATTTTGAGTAAGAGGTCCTAATGCTTTTTCTAAATCCTCTTTCTTGGCTGCAATGACAATATGCACCGAACCATCTTCTTTAGTATAAACCCATTTAGACATTATTGATCTCCAAAACATTCGAACCCACAAGAAGTTGGATCTGTGGCAGAGCCAGCGAAACTTGCGGTATTAAAAATAAAACTACCAGCGGCTTGAGTATAATAGCAAGCAAAAGCTGAATTCTGTGTATTATTAATATTTACAGAAGTATTTATAGCATAATTTGCAGAGGAAAAATCAGTGGCAATAGTGAT